GAATGTGTTGCTATCTCCATTGTAAGGAATCAGCAGCTTGTCGAAGCGAGCAGATGCCAGGTCACTCCACTCGTATTGGAAGCCAGCGGTGGCGAAGATGCGGTCAAAGTATGTCTTGGCATAGATGGCTGGCTTCATCTGTCGCACGTTGTACAGATTGTCAGTGTCATATGGCAGCACATACTTGAAGCCGTCAGTGATCGTGTTGTCAAATGTGTTCACGATGTCAGCAGCCGAGAAGGTATGGTTGAGGTCAGTGAAGTCGAGGTCAGTCAGCTCTTTGTTGGCGATGGCTGTGAAGAACTCCACTCTCGTGTCCTTGATGAGGACCTCATACTCGACAGCTTGCTCATAGGCATCGGTCTGCTGATTCTTGTTGACCGAGAGTAACTGGAGCAACGCATCCTCCATGATGGGCACGTTGTTCTGAATCACGCTGCACTTGGTCAGTGCGTTGATGTTGAATGTACCAGCGGAGATGTTTACATCATAGTAGTGGTTGAGCAGCTCGTGGTTGTTCTTGCTTCCCACCAATGTGATGGTCTTGGAGAAGGCTCCGCTGCGCTTGGTGAGGTCACGAATGTCACCCACTGCGAAGTTCAAAGGAAAGACAGTTCCTTCCTTCACATCGAGGAATCCATTCTCGAGTTGTATTCTAACCATTTACGTTATCCTGGTTTGCGAAGCGCACGCTGATTGAGTGGCGCATCAAGTTCTTATTGCGTTGATTGAGCATCTCATATGCGTTGTTCTCAACAATGACTGGTTGATAACTTCCGCTTGTTGCAACAATGTCGTCACCACAAGTGTAAGTCACTGACTTGATGAATACCTGAGGCGATGTGACAAGCTCTTCAAAGTAGGTTGCCATCTCTTGAGTCATCCAGTTGGTGTTGAGTTCCATGCGCTTGATGACGTTGATATTGTATGTGTTGAAGCCGAAGTCCTCTGTGGTGTATGTCCACTCATCTGATGCGTTGACATAGCCTACCACATCTCTGTTGTACATCTCACGAGTCACATCTCCACGCTCGTATGAACGCAGCTGAAAGGCAAATGATGACCATGAGCCGAGTCTGTCCAGGAAGAGCAATTGATGCTCTGTGATGGATGCACGTCTGTCCAGATAGATGCGGTACTTGACCGAGTCTTGCTGTGGCAATGTGGCTCCATTAGCGAAGTAGAAATCATACCATTCAACAGTCGCATCTATGAGAGAGCCAGTGCCGACCAATGTGCCATAGTTATTCGGACCAACTGGTACTTGAAGGATGTCATCAAGCGAAGCCGTTGCCTTATAAAATGCAGCTCCATTGCTGTTCTCAAAGATGATTCTGTCAGAGCCTTTTGGGTTGATAAGGTTGAGATACAAGTCTTGACCGAGAGTGCAATAGAAATTCGTTTGCGGTTGGTTCGTCAGCCACATCGATGTAGGTGCGTTGAGCTTAAAGTCGAGGTAGCTGTATGCTGTCCAGTCTGCCCATCTGAAGGCACCATTGAACACTATCTTGTTGGCAAATGTAGTGATGTCCCTGGTGATAGTTTTGCGCTTGTCAGCGTAGCTCACCGAGCCATCGATTGTCGCACTCGTGATCGTGGACCAGTTTACGTTGACAACGAATGCCGAGCCAGTTGCACTGATGACGGTGTGTAGCCCTTCGAGCTGTGGGTTAGCAGCACCACCATCAGCTTGAGTGATGATGACCTGGTCACCAGATGCGAATGAGTTGCTCACGTTGATGCGTACATTTCCGCTCGCATTGCTCAAGCTGCTTGTGTAGTTTACCTCATAGACATACTCCTCACCGACCTTGACATCATAGTTGTAGTGCGAGTTCGGTGCGCCATAGTTGGATGTGACCATCGTATCGAGGTCCCAGCTCACTTTGTTCTGGAGCAGCTTCGAGAGGTCCTCCTCACCATATCCAGTGCCATAGGTTGGAAGAACTTTGTACTCCGCTATCTTGTTGGCAGTGCCTGACTCATAGACATCGAAAATGTAACGGAAGCCAGTGAGGTTCTTGTTGGTTGAGTCAACCTGGAACTTCACCGGATTGTAGGCCGGTGTGATGACTTGAGGAGATGCTATGGTTGTTTGCGCCATTACTCACCTTTTAGAGCTTGCACAAATAAATTAATGTCGGTGTACTCATTGCCATCAATTGTACATGAAAGGTCTAATAAAATAGTACCTTGCTCAGTATCAAAATGACATTGACTTTCAGATAGTATTTCGTTTTCTCCAGTTAGGATATATTCTAAATTGTTTAAAATAAATCCGCTTTGTGTTTTTTCTATATTATACATACAAATCAGCTTTTGAATTTATCCAAGTTCCGCCATCATTCACATTGACTGAACTGATAGCAAAAATTATATAGTTATTTTGTGTCTTGTCAAATGTAAAAGTAAAACCAGTTTGGGTAGTTTGGTCAAAACCTAATGTATTTGAAGTCCCTATGCCATATCCAGTAGTAGTTTTTATAGGGAAAAAACGAGAGAACCCAGCCCATTGTAGACCAGAACCAATTTGTCCAGACCTACCGATTAAAGTTGCACCAGTTAAACTATTTGTGCTATTCAAATAAAGCCATCCATTGACTCCGCCACCAGCACCAGAAAACGTGCGGTAAAGCGTTGCGTTAATGTTCAGCAAAAAATTAGTAGCGGTAATTGTGTTTGCTGGAATATATAGCGCATCCGAAATCACAACAGATTGCCCAGTTATTTGAATACCAGAAAAGCTGCTTGCTAATTTAACTGGATAAGAGCTACCACCAACAACCAAGTCACCACTACCAAGAATAGAATTTCCGTTAATGGTTTTGATATTCGTACCGCTAACAAGTGCCGCTTGTTTTCCATTGAATGTATTCCAATCGGTTGAAGTCAATGCTCCGGTTGTTGATGTATTCGCAGTTGCGATGCTTATGGTTGGCGTTGAGCCACCAGATGAAGCGATTGGAGCCGTACCACTAACAGAGGTAACTCCACCAGCTGCTGCTAAAATTTGCGCACCAGTGATTGACTTTGTTACATACGTTCCACCTCCAGCACTCTCACTGATTTCGAGTAGGTCTGTTGAGGCGAGGTTCGCTCCTTTGGGCGTTAGTTCACTTATTTTAATGTTTGCCATGTTATTCGGTTATTCGTTTCTTATTGTCTTGCGTTTGTCTGTGCGCTCCACTTTCGGTAACTCGGATGCTCGTACCATGAGGTATTGTTGCCACATGATACAGCCATCGAGTGGTGTTGTAAAGCGATATTGCGAATCCGTACATCATCCGAGTACCAATACTACTGAACCACTTGTCAGTTGAAGTCCGCTGAACTGAACGTCATTGATTGGAGTGATGATGGTGCCTGGCTTGATTGCAATGGCAGCATTCTGAATGTATGTTGACTTGGCATCTGTGCCAGCCACTTTGATTGAGCTGAAGATCGTATCCTCCAACACAACGATTGCATCAATAGTCTTTGTGACTTCAGTTGTGCCGTTCACAACATATGTGCCGAGATTCCCAGCGATTTCTCCGAGTAGGTTTGTGCCCATGTTTTTCTTTATATTGCAAATTGCCAGCCAAATGTTTAGAAGGCGAAATACGAGTCATCGGTGTAGTACTCCTGGCGAATGTGTGTGGCAGCGTAGCGGATGGCATCCATGGCATCATCATATAGTTTGACGGGCTCGTCCATGATGAGGTCACCAACCTTCTTCCATTTGTAGTTCTCATATTCTTTCTTGATGCGTGGGTCATCCTCACAGACCACACCGAATGTCTTGATGTTGTCGATGCCCTTCTTGACCACCTTGTTTGCGTTCTGCACGTCATAGCCAGCGTTGTTCATCTCGGCAATGATTTCGGGTCTGGCGTAGTCAGCCACGATGGTGATGTACTTCTCAATTCCCAGCTGGTCCATTCGCTCGATGAGGTTGGTCGTTGTCAGGTAGCTCTCATAGATGACCGGCTCGATGTATATGTCATTGTCGCAGTAGTAGACTCGCATCAGTGCGGTGGGGTGGTTGTATCCAAAGTCGAGTCCATACACAAAGTTGACGAATCTTGCCGGGCGATGCTTTACGAATGTCCAGTTGGAGTAGATGTTGCTCTTGCTGATGGCTTTCTCGCCCAAGGCATAGATTTGATACAAGGCTTCATCGGTTCGCTTGAGGTCCTCAATTTGTCGCTTGATGCTGTCGGGCAAGAATGGGTTGTCCTTGTAGGTCGACTTGATGACGATGCTCTCCTCCATCGGCAGCTCGTACAGCCAGGATGCTGACTCTGATGGATTGTAGTCGAAGATGAGCTTATGCTCGGTCCTCATGTTAAGCTGCTGGAAGTCTTCGAACCATAGCTCATTGGCTTCATTGCACCATCCGAGATGTCTCTTTCTACCGCGTATTTTTTGCTCATCATCGACTGAAAAGAACTCCACGATGCTTCCATTCGGGAAGGTGTAGATGTGCTCTGACTTGTTATGACTGGTCACCTCATAGATGCCCATTTCCTTCATGATTTCAAAGAAGTCACGCATGACAGTTGCCCTCAAAGCTGGGAAGGTCTTGCGCACGATGCTGACCACATTGCCAGGATTCTGCAAGCAGTACACCACGATCATTTGGCAGAGCGAGTAGGTCTTGCTGGAGCGGCTTCCACCCTCATTGATGATGAAGCGCACACCAGAGTCAGCCAGTGCGGTGTAGTTCTTTTCAAAGATGACAGTGCTGTCGATTGATATTTCAGCCATAGGTCAAAGTTTAGGCAATAGGGATGCTATACGAGTATTTCTCTCATATAGCCACTTCCCACAAATATAGCAATAATACTATTCAGTAGGTCTAATTATGTTCACCTTCACCTCGGAGATGCTCTGCCCTCCAGATGTGATGTCAGTCTTTTCAGTCAGACCATTCAGTCGCTGAGTGATGGAAGGGTTGTACTGCCCAGCCATACCTCCCTCGATTTGGTCTTGCTTGATGGTTGCCTCTATCGTGCGACAGATTGTGGCGTAAGCTGAATATCTCCCCTCGCTATTTGCGAAGTAATCTTCCACGCTCTTATGCTTCTCTGCTGCCCATGAACGGAATCCAACCATTGTAAGTGGTCTCTCGAGCGGTACCGGAACTGGCTCTCCAGTCTTATTTGAGAGCTGATACTGATATCTCGGATTGTCTTTGCACCATTTGCGGAACTCAACAAAGAGTTGCCACATATCTTCAGGTGTTTCTATGTGTTTTACTCTTCCCATTATATCAATCCTAATCCTTTAAGTTTACTTTCTGCCCAATCGAGCCCAGTCTTGCCACCCCACAGAAGGAATGAAACATATCCGCAGTCCTCAGGTGCTGAGTCCTCGAATGTAGGCTCTGCCCTGGAGAGGTATGAGTACATTCGTTTGATTGTATCCACAGAGATTGCCTCCTTGTTTGCGAGCTGCTGTCCTCTGACCTTCCCGACTTGTGTGGCGCATTTGTTACCGAGTTCTTTGTTGAGCTCGATACCTCTGCGTGCGTTGTTTCTAACGCTGTCAGGATAGTCTGAGTATGTTTTCTCTGCGAATGCCTCTCTATATTTACTCAGTGGGTCCATTTGTTTTCTTTTTGCGTTTTGGTTTTGGAGCTTCATCTTGCTCGATGCCCTCATACTTGATGCAGACCTCTGGTTCAGTTGTTGTCTCCTTCTCAAATAGATATCCAAATCCTATGCTGACATAATACTGATATCTCTTGATATCTATATTGTCAACAACGACTGTCATGTTTCCGAGCGAGGTATTCTTGACGATAGTCTTGCCCTTGTATTCATCTTTTATTTTCATAGTGTATTGATTTTAGTGTGCTTTTTATGTCAGAGATTAAGTAGTGCGCTGACGTCACTGGGATGTTGAAGTACTGCGCCATTGATCGTGCTGTTGTGAGTCCTTTGTCGAAGTATGCCTTGGCGACTGCAATCTTCACATTGTCTGATAGACCATCTCGATATATGTCCACCGATGACTTCCATCCCTGATATTGTTGCTCGATGGCGATTTTGTAGTTCAAATCTTCCCCATCATCGAAAGTGTCAGGAACTGCGATTTCTGATGCCAGGATTTGCTCATCCTTGAAGCTGTTGACGTTCTTCCAAATCACTTGCCGCTTGATTGAGTTGAGGATATAGCTCTTGACCTTCCCGACATCCTCTGTATTGTCATTGATTTCGAGGCAGTGCAGATATGCGTTGGATATGACGGTATCAATCGTCAGCTTCGGATTGTACTTGGAGCAGAAATACCTGGTGTATCGGTACAACTCCTCATAGTGAGACGATATGTATCGGTCAAGCGTTGCCTTCATACCAGTTTGTGAAGTCTTTGTACCATATTTTGCGTCTGATTTGCGAGCAGAAGCATTCCTTGTCAGGCTGCCCGGTCACGGTGACCTTGATTCGCTTGAGTTGGTTCAGTACTTTCTTGGTGAGACGTTCTTTCTCATCCATTTGTTGCACTGCTGTGACGTATTCTATTTGCTCTCTATCCATTCGCTGATGATGTAGGCACCCATCGCTGTGATTGCTGCCGTATATATATTGCCTGAGATTGCCAAAGCAGTCCAAAATGAAGTGCACTTCCAGCAACCAAAGCCAGCATGAATGTAATCACCGAGCTTTGAGCTTGGAATAACTCTCATGAATAGTAGGTCGATGAGCCAGTGCAGAGGCTCGAAGTTAGCGATGAGCCACCCGAGTGCGAGATATTGTATCAGTTCCATAGGGCAAATATAACTTTAATAATCAATATGATAGCAACCACAGTCACGAGTAACATCGTGCTGAGTGCTGCGAGGTATTCTTTGTCTGGTCTCATTGCTCGTCGTTTACGATTTCTAATCTGCCATTGATTGAATAGCCAGTCAATCTAATCAACTGCTCAAGGTGGTAAAGCAAGTCCTCAATCTCCACATCCTCGTGTTCGAACTCATAACTTGCTTTGTGTCCGTAGTGGGTTATCTTTATTTTCATTGTTCTTGTTGTTTAGTTTAAAAAAGCCTTTTTCGCTCAAGAAGGCAATAACTCTATCCCCCTACGATGAGAACCGACACTTACTCGGCAGGCTACGCTCCTCACGTCTGAGGCATATTTTTTACATCTTGTTTCAGCTTCTCAATGTACAGCGTGGCATCCATCAGTTCCTCCTGGAGGTGATTCAACCAATCGGTTATGTTCAGGTCATCACAATCTAAAGTGCGCCCATATTTCTCGATGCCGAGCTGGCTGCGCTCAGAATACTTTGCCAGCACCTTGAGTACAATTGGGTCAGTTAAGTGAAGCGGCTTGGTCATAGAATTCTTCTGGTGTTACTTCTGATATGTGCACCTCATCAGAAACGGTTAGTACTATGCAATAAGAGCACCCTTTGAGTTCATTCAAGAGGTCCTCCAATCGCTTTACGATGTTGTCAAGTCCATCATTCCTGGTGCCGACATATCCGATAAAATATCTCATTTCATAAGGAAGTTGAATGCTTGGATATAGAACTCATCTCCCACCCCATTGCCTCTCATAAATCGGTTGACAGTGTAGTAATTGAGGTTCATATCTTCAGCCAGGTGAGTCATCTTGTATCTGCTTGAGAGTCGGGACCTCAACTCTTTGTAGATGAAGTCCCGAATGTTCTCGCCATCAGAAAGGTAAATCGTCATTGATTTCATTTGAGATTGGTTTTGATGGTGCTGCTGCTGGTGTTGCGATGCGGATATCCCAAGCATTGAGGCTGACATAAAACTTGCCGTTGTACTCACGACCTCTCAAGTCGAACTTGACCTCACATTCTTGACCGACTTTGGCTCCATCCAGGAACTTCACTCGCTCATTGACAGCTTGAAATTGTACCAGCTGTGGATATTTGTCACCGATTGAGAGCACGAACTCTCTGATGTTCATTTTCTCACTCACTTGTTTGGCTTCACCGAGTAGGTGAATGGTGCCTTTTGCTTTTAGCTCTTCCATTTTACTTATTGTTTAATTGTTGATAGTACTCGTGATATAAATCGGATGCTTCTTTAAGGCGAGCAACCATCTTTGCCTCGATATCCTCATCTCTGTCATACCAAAGAGCTGTGATGCGTTTCTCTGGGTCAATGTGGTCCACTCTGTGCAGCTGAAGATTCTCGTATTCGTTGAGGAATTCATCCCAGGTAGTCACCATGCAGTATATCAGCTCGGCACATGGCTTGTCATATAGCATCATGTATGCTCTGAGCTGCCATTCATAGAGTGGGTTGACTGCATCTTCCACAAGTGCCGGGAATGTATCGAGTGACCAGGATGTTTTGACATCAATGATGCGCTGCTCGATGACGATATCAGCAGTTCCGATGAGATAGTCATTCTCGATGGTCAGTTCATTCTTGACATAGTCAGTGAATCTAACAGAGTTGATGAGGTTGATGGACTCCAGCTCTTGCTCTCTACCCTTCCAGATGTATTTGTTGTTTAGTTCTGTGGTGTAGTTGTAGAAATCCTCCTTTGCACACTGCTTGATGTAGCTCTTGGCTGTCTCTCCCATGCTGTCCTTGGCTCTGCCATTGGTCATCAGCTTACCGATTTGCGATGGATGCCATTTCATAGTGCGAGCATTTTGGATTGAGCTTCAGTGAGTGCATAGTTGGTGGCCAATTGTTCTGCTGTATACTTACCAGCTTCGATTGATTCGAGTGCTTTCTTGAAGCGGTCATCTGTAATCGTTGGCTTGGATGCTGCACCTTGAGCTGCTGTGTTTCCATCATCGTCAACGGCTTGAAGTGAGAGCAGTGACTGCAATGTACCTCTTCTGAAGTAAGTGACAGCAGCGAGCACCTTTTGTGGGTCTGTGATAACTGGAAGGCTCATGAATGACTCGATGACCTCACCAGAGTCGATGTCGATGATACGAGTCACCACATCATTGCCAACCACTGGCTGCAAGAGTAGCAGTCCATGCTCGTGGAGGATAGGCTCCACCGTTGTGAGCAGCGCATTGATGTCGGCATAGCTCTTTTTGAAATGAGGATTCGTTGCATTCTTAGCAACCTTTCCAATCTGCTGCTTGGCAGCGTGTAATTTTTGCCAAATGTTCATTGGCTCTGCGAGTGTAGCCTCCGCTTTCTTTGTACTCATAATTGTTTTTTTGTTGTTTTGAATTGTAAATATACTGATTTATTTGATTGATTCGCAAAACTGCTCATAAAATTGCAAGAATCCTTCAAAATCTCTGGCAATAACGTACACACCACCAGCTTCTTCGATGGCTTTCTGGTATGCTTTCTGTGCATCTGACTGCCTATCCTTCCCGTACTTGACCTCAATCTTGACTGAACGTCCCTTGATCGTGGCGGAGATATCTGCCGAACCTGGTGTGCCGGTTCCCTTGGTCCACTGACCACCGATGGCAACTCCATCTGTGCGGTATTTCTTTCGATAGACTCCCATCGTGTTGATTCGCTCAGCTTGGCATCCACTGAACTGAAGAAAGGCGATGATTGATTTGGTCAGTGCATTGGCTCCGTTGTCATTCCATTGGTCCAGGGCGATGAGATGCGGTGGGATGGTTGGATATTTCTCCATCTTGTACTTGAGCTGGAGGTCTTTGAGTAGTTGTCTGTGTTGTCGTGTCATTGGTTTATTGTTTTTTCAGATTCTTTCAATAGCTCTAATGTCTTTTCAAAGCCAATAATTTCCACAACCTTTCCTATAAATAGCTGCCTTGTTAGCTTTTCTTTTTTATCCATTTCTTTGGCTTTTGGTATCAATTTATTTATCCAGATATCAAGTTCTGAATCTGGCTCAAACCAAACTTCTTTTTTGAATTCAGTTAGAAACCAGTCAAGTGCTGTCTTTTTCATTCCTTTGCTTTTTTTCTTAATTCTTGTTCATTTATTTTCCAGCTCATTTTGCATACCAGGTAGAGCTTTACCAAGTCATCTGGTGTGAGCTTTTCAATTTCGCTGCGTGACCATCTCCACTCTTCAACAAATCCACCACAAAATGAGCCGCACTTCTTGACAAGTTCATGGTCAAATGCAATATATGCTGGAGAGATGCCGAGCACCATTCTCTCAATATCTTCTCTGTCGACTGTTAGTTTTATTTTCATTGTTTCGCTTGTTCATTTAGTTCATCCCAAATATCATCATCTTCTGGAGTAGGTTTGGGAGTTCCTGACTCGAGAAGGAAGTATCTGCCGTTGTGATTGCGCCCTTTGGTGACGTTGTAGCCTTTATAATCAGCATACGACTGCACCCATTTGAGGAATCTGCGTGGCTCGAGCTCCTTGAATGAGGTGAATTCCGATGTGAATTCCTGAATCTTGCTGCCGTTGTAGTTGTAGATGTCAAGAGGTAGGTTGCCTTCCTCCACCCAATCAAAGAAGTCCTTGCACGTTGACTGGATGAGTCGCTTGGCATCTGCGTTGATGCTGATGGCTTTCATCAATCCATTTGTCAGGTACTTTTGAAGGTTCTTGACCATATAGTTGTCGAACTTCAACCAATCCTCATCACCCCAGGAGTCGAATAATAGTCGACCATACTCATCGAGTGGGCTGCGCTTGCTATGGAAGTACTGATAGAACTCCAGCTCGTGCCGTCTGCGATCATGAGAAGAGCCGGCACCACTGATGACATAGTTGGTTGTGATGACAATTTTTGGCGAGCGGTTGAATGGAATGAATATCTCATCCTTATTCTTTCGGTTGACGGTGATTCCCTCTGTGATGAGGCTGAAGAGCTGCTCGAAGTCGAATGCTTTACGCACATCATCGAATGCCAGAATCTGTGTGTCCAGGTTCACTCGCTGATAAACGAAATCAGACTTCGATGGGTTGAAGCTCTTGCCATCTATCTTGACCACTCTTCGCAGATTGCCGAGTGCTGCCAACATGAGTGACTTTCCTGACCCTCCATTCGGGTTGTCATCGATTTCTTGGTCATTGAAGATGATTGCTTTCTGGTCAGTTTTGTCCTTGAAGGTGTGCATGAGGTAGCCGAGTGTGGTCTCCAGCGCATCCACTCTGCCGCTGTCATCTGCTGACACCTTACTGACGAAATCTTGAAAGTCATTGGTGCAGTCATCCAGTAGAGTGAAATCTCGCTCGATGATTTGATTCTCCCAGATGTAGCCATCCACATCGATGTAACTCTTGAGCTCGACTTTGTTCTTGGATATCTTGGCAACACCATTCTTGAATGGGATATAAGACGCATCCTTGCTATCCTGGAGCATCAGTATGTTGATGCTGTCAATCATATTGATGAAGTTCTCATTGAATAGGAATGCATTCCTGGAGCAGTAATTCCAGACATCCATTTCACCCTTGCTCTGGAGATAGTTCAGCACAAAGTCCTTGATTTGTTCTGCTGATGATATTCGGACCTTGTTCTCCTTTACTCTGACAAAGGTTGGCTTTTCAGCGTTCTCAGGATAGTATTTGTTGAATCCGTTCTTGACCAGGAACTCAGCGTAATTGGATGGCTGAATTGTTATCTTTCCATTCTCATTGACCGACCAAAAGATATCATCACCGGTTTGAATCTCTTTCTTGATATCCTCAATGACATCCTCTCGCACATTCAGCTGCTTCTTGATATCATCGTCTGCGATGCCGCTCTTGAGCTTTTGACGCACTCTCTGGAACGTATCCTTGTCCTCAAAGTATTTGATGCCGTATGAGGCTTTTTTGTAAGCCGAGCGAATGGTTGTGACCATCTCTTGCTCGCTGAAGCTGGAGCCTTGAGCATACTTGGTCCAGATGTATTGCTCTGCTGTATCCTTTGAAATGCCATACTCACAGAGTACAGCTGCCAATTTGAACACAAATTCATTGCGACTGCCCTCCTCGAATTGACATCCATGGTCAAATCGCTCAATGAGGCTGATGATTTTGTCCTCATCGGATAGGATACAGATGGGAGTGCGCTCTGTGTAGCTGAATCCCTGGTCTTGCTCGATGCCTTCAAACACCTGGCAGAACTCATTGAAGTAGATGTCAGGGTCATATGATTCGAAGCATACCCGACTGACGTTGCTGTTCTTTGTATCAAAGTATTCACTCTGGAAGTACTTGCCAAATGCAGTGAATCTGCGCTTGTGCTCAACCTTGTCCGACTTTGGTATTCTGATGACAGCTTTCAATCCATTCCCAGATGGTGAGGTGAACACCATCATCACATGGGGGTCAGCAATCAGCCGCTTCCTTTCCTCCATCATCAGCTTCTTGGTTGGATATTGGTCGAAGTCCAGGATGCACAGACCAGAATGCTCAACCAAGCTGCTGTCATTGCGCTCGGTGAACGTACCATTGAACATGATGGCATTCAGTGACGACTTTAGGCGGTCATGCTCGGGGTCAGCCTTCTCCAGTGATCGTATTGTTGACACCTTTTTGATGAGCTCGGGATTGCCGAGTCTGATGCGGTTGTATACCTCTTGAATGGATAAAGAGAACGGTGTCTCCTTTGTGTTGAATAGGTTTTTAAATACTGATACTGTACTCATTTTTTAGTTGTTTTATTTTATTTTCTGCTTCCTCTAAAGTATAGAACGATCCGAAATGAATATCTTTTTTATTTATTCTTAATTGAACTCTATATTTCTTATTTCTGTTATTA